TCGAATGTACCAGCAGTTGTTGTACCATACTGAGCACCGTTCTTAGCAACAGTGTAGATTGTACGGATAACTTCACGGTTGATTTCAGCTAGAATTTCTGTAGACAGAATGTTAGACAATTCTGTTTCAGCGTCAAGACCGTGAATTGCTTTCAAGTCTTGTGCAAGTTCTAGTGAGTATTCAGCTTTCAACGCACGGCTTTGAGCAGTCACAGTAACCTTCTCGATAGAGAAAGCCATTTGACCGAAAGCTGTGTTTGAATCAGAGCCTAGATATTCAGCAGTAGCCGTAGGCATGCCGATACCGGTTGTGAATGTGTTAGCTGTTGTGAAACCGTTACCAACTGGGTTGGTCAATGTATCACCAGTGGTGTTGTTAGCGAAACCGAAACGGTTTGTGTCAGAACCAATACCAGAGAACTTGGTGTTAGCTTCGTTGAAGAATGCTTCTTGACCAGCGGCTTGATTGTTTTCACCGTACTTGGCACGCATTGCGAAAATCAAACCTGTTGGTCCTGTCATTGGCTGAACGCCAGCAACATCATAAGCAATCAAGTTAGGTAGCGCACGGCGAACCAATGAAATCAAGATTGGGTCAAAGTTTTGAACACCGGCGCCAGTAGCCATGGATGGACCACCAGCAGTAGCTTCGTTCAACATACCCATTTGAGCACGGTCAGACGCCATAGCTTGAGATTGGTTTTCAAGAATACATGCTGTAACAGCTTTCTTGTATGGATCTTTAATAGCTTCTAGTTCTGGGTGCTCCAGAACAGGTTGCCATTTTTGTTTTAGTTCTTCAGATAAAAACATTTAAATTACTCCTGTTTTAATTAAGTGTGGTATATTTATTTTGCCACAGATTTTGAGATTGAATTAACAACAGCGTTAATTAGAGGATCAGTAGATGCTTTTGATGGCTTATCTTCTGGTACTTCAACGCCTTCTTCTAGGGCAGATTTTTCGGCAGCTTTAACAGTCTTAGAAGGAGCATACGCTTCTTTCAATGTGTTAAGTTTTTCTGCGACTTCTTCCTCAGTTGTGAACTCAACACTCTCTGCGAGTGATTTAAGTTTTTCTACCTGAGTCTGCGTTAGGCCTTCGCAAACTGCTTGCACGGCCTGAATTCTTTTTTGTTCGTTTAGTTCTTTGCGAACTTGAATTGAATTTTGGATTTCTTCGTTCAATTTGGCTTCTAGTTCTTCAACTTTGTCTGCCATTTCTTGAACAACATCAACCTTTTCTTCTGGAATATCGATGTAGTGTTCTGCGAATAGATTCTTTAGACCACCAATAAAGTCTTCTACGATTTCAGCACGTAGGCCGGACTCGATAGCCAACTCATTCTCTTTCATCCATTCTTCTACCATGTAGTTTAGGTAGTCATCAATTTTGGATGCAAAGTCTTCTTTGAGTTCTTCAACTGCTTGTTCGAATTGTTCATGAAGTTGTGCTTCCACTTCTTCTGCAAGTTCTTCTACACGTGACATAACGGCAGCTTCGAAAATTGTAGTAGCTTTAGAAACAAATTCTTCTGATAGGTCTTCACCTTGAAGCAATGCATCAATGTCTTCTTTTAGACCTTTCTTAGCCATCATTTTTTTCATCATGGCTTTATCTTTCTTTTCGTCTTCGTGGTCTTCTTTGTCTTCAGCTTCGGCAACCACTTCGCCATCTAATTCTTCATCTTCGTTATTTTGACCGTAAGATTGGAATGTAGCACCTTTATTTTTTTCCATTTTTTGGGTACCAGGTTTGCCTTCAGGTGCTTCAACAGAACCTTTTTCAGAAGGCTGACCGGTAATCTTTTTCATTGGCTCTGAACCTACTGGAGGTGTAGCGCCTGGTGGTGTAGCTGTTGGAACACCTTTAGTGGCATCTGGACCAGAGTCGGTTGTTTTGGTAACTTCTGTACCAATTTCACCGACTTCTTTTTGGCCTGCAACTACGGATGTAGGCAGTCTAGAAGAACCTTCGGTACCTTTTTTTGCTGAAGAAATGCTTTTGTTTAGAATATCAGCGGCAGCTTCAGACAGATTGAACTTTTTAACCATTTAAAACTCTCCTTGGTTTTGTATGTGGATATTTATAATATTATAGTTTTCTAAGGAAGGTTTCGAAAATTTGTAAACTTACTTGTTCGATTTCTTTACGTGAAGCCTTACGAACTTGTTGTATTGCTTCTTCAAGATGAACTTCGGTCCACTTACCATCTACTAACATCCATTCTTTGCCTTCCATAATTCCCTGAACAAATGCTCCAGGTGCAGAAGGATCGGCCACAATATCTGCCGCTGTGGCAAGATAGAAATCGGGTTGCACAACGTTCACACCGTTGACCATTTTTAGAGAACCCATACCTCTAGAAGACACACCTAATTGTGCGCCACCTTCGATAAGGCTTCTTGCAATGTTACCCATGGGTGTATCAAGAATCTTTGCTTTACCAATCCACTGGTTGCCGTCTTCACGTAGACCAGTAATCATGTGAGACACACGATCCAAGTTGATTGATGGAGAATCAGGATGACCCAATTCACCAAAAGCACGATGCTTATTGATATAATCTTCGGTGTATCTGTGAACTTCTTTACGTAGTGTATTGAATTCGTAGATACGACCGTTTTTGTTTTTCTTTTCGGCAACAAGAAACGGACCTTCAATATGAAGGACTTTTTTACCGTCAGCTTCTTCGGTTAAATAACTAACCGTTTCGGTAATTTCTTTAATAAGTTTCATTTTACTCCCATTGCCTTTCGTTTTCTTAACGATATTTTTCTTTTCCGTAAGATTTGATTCTTCTTACTTCTAAGTTTAATTTTAGCCCTACGTGCCCCCATCTTACGATGGCGGCGTTCTTGTGAAGACATTCTTACGACTTTGCCTCCACGTATTGTATAACCAGGCACAGATGAGAATTTTTTCCTTCTCTGTACTTTGCCAGCACGTATACGTATACGTACTAACTTTGTTCTACCCATCTTCTGAACGTTAGCTTCAGTTAGACCTAACTTTTCAGATTCTTCTACAACTATTCGTTGTTTAATTATTTCTAATTTTTGTTCGAATAGTTCTTTAATTCTTTCGTCTATTAACTTTCTGGCTTCGGTTAGGTCACCAGAAAGAAAACATTCAACAAGTGACATTATGGTCTCAAGCCAAAATTGCCGTAGTTGAATGCCGCAGGGTCATTGAATTGACCACGTTGATAATATGCATTGTCTTTACGTAGTTCTAAAATAATAGTGTAGCTATCTCCATTACCCATACCACGTGTAGTAATACCGATGTTACCGTTTGAACCTGCCGCACCTGCTGTTGGATTTGGAATTGTAATCCAATTACCAGCACCATCATACTCACCATTCGAATTCAAATAGAATATAGTATTTGATGCTGTTGCAGACCAAAACAATTCCACATCTGTATTAGAAGTGCCTGGAGTATCGTACCACATTCTGTTTACAGATAAACCGTAATATGGAAGTGTTGTGTTTGCAGAACCACCCTGTGTGTTAGCTACAAGAAAACCATTGGTAGCCAATGCGCCAGACAGTGAGTTAGCTGTAATTCTTGATGTGTTAGATTCTTGACCTGTGCCATCAAATCTAGCTGTCAATTTAATAACAACGTGTTGTGTATCATCTTTTAATACGTTAATTCCAAATACGTTTGCCATTTTTATTCCTTAGAAAACTTTGCGATAGTTTGAAAATGTTTTGCCGAGGCTTCCAACATATCCAGCATCTTCGCTTTATTAGCCTCATTAATTTTTTTGTGTAACTCCATCATCTGTTTTGCCATTTGAGGAGTTATCTCCGATGTTGAACCATCCATGTGTTCTACAACAATGGATTTCTTGTCTTCATTTACCTGTTTAATCTTATCAAAAACAGTTTCTTCATTAGCAGACCATTGCATATCTTCATACGGAACAGTAACATACTTGTTAATTTTATCTACGTAATAAAGAGCAACACGTTGACCATTTGGAAATTGGCGTACAGATTTTCTACGCATAATTAAAACGGCAGGTGGATCCAGTTCACGTGTTTGAGAAGTTTTACCTTCCATAACCGGAGTTGAAGTTGCCACTAAAGCACGGTTGTTTTTTAACTTCGAAAGAACAGGATCGTGAGCATTTATTTCATGTCCGGCCGCATGTAATCTCTGAACATCATTAAGTTGTTCCATGATTGGAGCAAGATATTCTGGATGATGTGCGTGAAACATAATATGTGCCGCATAGTCACCGAGGTCAACGGTACCACGTTTCTGAATATCTAAATGATGGTGTAATTCTGTCGGCGACAGCACACCATCTCCATTTTCATCTGGAGAACTTTCTTCTATAACTTCTCGCTGAAGAAAATCTTTTAGACTTTTCATTATTCCGTTTCTGTTTCAGGTTGATATTGTGCAATTAAATTTTGTGCCAATTGTTGTTTACGTTGTTCAATCGCATCAAAGATTTTATCATTGATTTCATTATACAAAGCATCACGCATTTTTACTGCATCATCTTGAAATGCATAATCAACTACCGTTTTAAGATTATCATTCATATTCTTCTCCATTAATAATTAAATATTTATAACACTCTTTGAAGCATACGCATCGTTGGAGTGTAATCATTGTTTAGGCTTAAATCGCCTTTAGGTGTTTGTGCATTATCTTGTGGTGATGGATTTGGAGCAGGCACTGGTGCACCGCCTCCACCGCCAGCACCTGCGGCGCCAGCACCATCAGGATTCATCAACTCTTGTTGTCCTTGCTGTGCAATTTGCATTGGATCCATAATTAGACCGGCAGCTTTTTCTTTATCAATTTGTTTTTGCATCTCTTTAATGTCATCGTCAGATAGACGTAGAACATTACGTTGAATCCATTCCATAGAATAGTAGCGACCAACATATGGATCAACTGAACCGAGAAGTGATAGACGCTCACGTACCAATTCTGCTTCTTTTAATTCGGCAAAGTTATTGTCTTTTAAGAAATCGAAATAAATGTTTTCTTTAAAGTCATCAAACTCATCTGATGTGCAAATACCCTTTAGTACACACTGTACACGGAGTGCTTGTGAAAATATCTCTGAAAACTTTTGGCGTTGACGATCCACAAACTTACCGAACTTAACTTCGTCACGTGATATTTCGCCAACACGACCTAATGAGAAGCCTGAACTTTCTGGATTCAAACGTGAAACTGGAACGTTGAGTGACTTGTATAGTTTCTTTTCGAAATACTTAACGTCTTCTAATTCACCTAAGTTCTGTCCACCAGGTAAAGTGGTAATCTCTGTACCTTTACCGCCTTCACGGCGAGGGAGCCAGAAGTCTTCCATCATTGAAAGATGTTTACGGTCATCACGTACTTCACCTGTCTGTGCATCATACACCAACTTGTTTTTATACTTGACCATAATATCACGGAGATACTGCTCTGCTTTCAACTTTGGTAGATTACCTACGTCAATGTAGAAGATTCTACGTTCAGGCGCACGTGAGATACGATAGATAACAGTTGCATCTTCAATCATTCGCAACTGGTTTAATGGTTTAATGGCTTTATGTAAGTACGATAACACAACAGCACGGCGGGAGTCCATCAAACCGGAGTTGATATTAATGATTGCATCTTTAGCGATACGAACACCAACTGGTCCGTAGCTTGAAGATGTTCCCGAAACTACCTTATCATTATAGATGTAGTATTCGTTGACAGTCTGCACAACATCAACTGATGTTCCCGTGTCTTTATCTTTTTTGATTTCACGTATCTTACGTATCTTACGTGGATCAATATATCTGAGTGCTTTAATACCGTCTTGTGGACTTTTATCATCGAGAATGATGTGATAAAAAAGTCTTCCGTCAATATAGAATCTACGGAAAGTATCGGTAGACATGTTTTGGTAATTTAACAATCTAAGAACAACACCGAATTCTTCTTCGATTGCTTTTTTAATTTTCTCAGGTTGCTTCAAATCGTCCATGATAATACGAACAGATTTTCCGTCATCGTTCTGTACAATTGCTTCATTGACAATATCATCAACCGCAGATTCAATCTCTGGTTGCATTGCCATTTCACGATATCGGGAAATCAACTCGACTTCGTTTTTTGCTGTGCCATCTAAATCAACATATGTGCCGTAATAAGCGGCTGACGAAATGGTTAAAGCACCATCTTCATTAGAAGGTGGAGCAAAGGTTTTCTCCGACTGCTGTTCAAGGTCAGCCTTTTGTCTGGAGATTTGGAAACCGAAAAGATTTAGTGCCATATTAGTTTATTTCCAATTCAAGTAAACATAAAGGGGGGAATTAATCCCCCATATAATTAGGAAGTAGAGTCGGATTCCCACCACTGATATGCTAGGGTTGCTGTAAATTCTTCGATAGCATCATTAGAGCCCCAATCCAAATCAATTGGTGACAAATCGACTGGGAATATTCCAACAAATTTATATGTCTTCAAAATATTACCAGCTTTGTCGAATTGGTCAACCTTAGCGTCAACTGAATAGCCTGTTGGACTACCAGCAGTTGCATTACGCAAGTTACCACCATGAGAATTAATACCATTCATCCATGATTCGAATGCTCTACGCACTTTGAAGTTTTCATCATTGATGATTGTGATTGTCCAGTCAGCAAAGTTTCTGTTTCCAGCAAACTTCAACTCACGACCAAAGTAATATAGTGGAACAGTACCAACAGTTGAACCTGGCAATTGTGCAGTCTTGCAAAGGAATGTTAGTGCTTGTCCAGAATTCACTGGGTCGATAGTGAAGGTTGGAAAAGTCATTGTGACTTGGAACAGGTTAGGGCGGGCACCATCTCCGATGAGATTTGCACGAAACTCTGTTACGTTAAAAGCCATTATTGTCTCCTATTTCTTATTATTTATTACACAGAGCCAACGATTTCATTGAAACTTACACCGGTGCGTACAGCAACAAAGTTCAACTGAATGTAGTTGATAGAACGTGCAGGCTTGATGTAAATGTCACCAATGAATTTGTTAGAATCTATGACTTCAGGTGTATTATTTGTGGTATCGCAAACAACACGGTAGTCATAAATGCCACGGCGACCTTTAACGTCACGTAGGAATGGCTCAACTAAAGCAATAAATTGGGCACGGGTAAACTCATCATTCAATTCGAATAGAGAATACTTAGATGCTGATGCAATTGCTTTTTCTAACACAATGAACAATCTACGAACATTAATACGGCTGAATGCAGATGGTTGTGTTATCAAAGTCTTGTCGCCATACAACATTGTACCTTGACCAGGGAAAGAAACAACTGGGTTAACACCAACTGAATAAATGGCATCACGTTGTGCTTGTGTTGGATTCCATGCCAATTTAACAACGTTTTTAATTGCACCACGACTTACGCCTGCTGGTGAGAACCAAGGATCACGTGTTTGGTCTGTACGAACACATAGTCCAGCAAAATCAC